TATTGAAACGCTTTCAACGCCGCCATCTGCAAGCATTGTGCGTACATTTGCACTGTCTTTATTTGTTACATCAACAGTTTCTTGGTTCATGCTAATTGATGTTGAGCGTAAACCTCCTATTGTTGTATATGTATCAGAAGCCGCCGCGCCGCTTGCTGTTGCACCAATTTTTAGTAATAGTAACGAACCTTTTTGAGCCGCCATGTCTTTTCTCCTTAGTTATCAAACACAACAGCGCGAAACCTAATAACTCCGTGCCGTGTAATTCCGTCATTTTCCGATAGTGTTGTTGAAAACTCCTGTCTAACATTCACTAACGATGCGCCTGTAACACTTATAGCAGTATTATGAAGTAAATCATAGACCGATTTCATAATCGTCTTAATTTCCCTTCTACCTCTGTATTGTGACCATATATGCATGGTTAAGGTATGCTCTAAGCCATCAAGTGTTTTTGTTCCATTGTTTGCAGATGTTTCTTCACCCATCTGCACATAAGGGTAATTAGATTGCTGTGGTACGTCATCATAGACAGGAATGTTTGCACCATCTAGACCATCAACATTACCATTCAACTTTGCGAATATTGCTTTTTGAAGCTCCCAAGAATGAAAAGACATTATCTACCGCCCCTCTGCATTTTGCTTAACGCTGTAGCTATTAATTTTCTAATTTTCTTTTTATTTTGCTCTAATGCTGGAGCCATAAATGGTCTTTCATTCATTTGGCTAGTCCCATATTCGAGTGCCGCTGAATATTTTGCTCTGCTTGTAACGAATGCAGTTAGTTTATCAACAGAATATGTAAGGAATATATTTGAAACAAGAAACCCTGTATCAGTATTTGGAGCTTGACCAGCCGCTGATGCTCGATGTGTCCTTTTAGGGTTATATTTTTTATATACCCTACCGCCACCTGTACTATTTTGAACGCTTTTAATTGCATCATTTCTCACAAGGTTGCCGCCTATGGCTATTGCTCTTTGCACCCTACGTTTTGCTATATCATTATATTTGTTTAGATTTGGGGTTTTAACAACTTTCATTTTTATTGTCATATTGCCACCCCTTCAGTACAAGTAATTTTCTGGAAACGATTACGCATGTCAACATTTACTATAGAAACAATATTAAACAATCTTTCATAAATTACACCATTATTTGTGTATGCATATTTAATTCTATGCTTTGCGGTTAGGCTTCCACGGTATCTTATTGTAATTTCATATTTAGTTGATGCTTCTATTTGGTCGCCAAATTCTCTTTCATTACCTGATTTTGGCGTAATTTGTGCATGGATATAAGCATCAGTTTTCCAAAGGGTTATAGCTCTACCGCCACCATCATCATTTACTACAGTCATAGACTGTATTTCTATTTTATGACGCATAGCTCCAATAGACATTAGATAACTCCTGTCCTGTATGTTGTATCATATGGTGAAGAATTAAATCTTAGTACCCTATATGGGTCTAGTAAGCTTCTTATAACCTTTGGCGGTTGCATAACGCCTTCGCCATCGCCTCTATGTTCAAATAGAAATGCTGTATACTGCAAAATGCCAAGCTTTATGGCCTCTGGAACATTATTAGCAGAAGTTCCATATCCAGCAGTAAAATTAATCTCTATACCATTTGCTACTCTAAGATCAGTAGGATAAGTGCCACCTTCCCTCAATACTACCCTTGCTGGCTCAGAAAAAGTATCTACATAATAGTTTGTAGCGCTCCATGTGGTTTGAGTATCGCTATCATTGTAATATTTTATATTTTCTACTGATACTACTGGAGTTGCGGCTAGCTCTATATGATCAACATACCTTGTCATTGAATATCCAGTTCTCATACCTTCCCAAAGAATGTCATCAATTTCTCTTGCGCCATCTAACATCATTTGGCATGTGCGATTTATAAAAAATCTGCCTGTATAATTTTCTGCCCAATCTATAGCGGCTTGTAGATAACTGCGAACTTGGTTGTCATCTATATCTTCATCAAGGCTCAAGTGGTTACGTGCCTCAGTACGGCTTACTGGGGTAATCGCTGGACCAGTAATAATCTTTAATCCACTCATAAGCCTTACTCCGTTCTATTTATTCTTACGCTTTTTTGCGCTTTGCTTTTGTTTCTGTTGGATTAGCGTTACCGCCTATCTCATAAGCTACGCCCATATCCACGAAGCTTTTAAAAATTTCTTCTTGCCACTTACCTTGTGACTTATATTCTTTGCCGATTTCAAATGTACCTGTCTCAGCACCATCTTCTCTAGTAATTCCAATTTGCGATTTACTCATAGTAATTTTCATTTGGTTAATTCCTTAAAGTTGGGGGGCGTTAACCCCCCGACCATTATTATGATGCCGCGTGCTTTAGAACGCGCATTGCTTCAGCCAATACAACTTCACCACCAACACGACGACGAGCGAGATAACGCACGTTTCCGACTGATGCTTGTGAGTATGGGTCACGCAATACTGATAATGCTACACGATCAACAATCATGTATCCGCGACGGAAGTCACCGAAGAATACTGATTTTGCACCAGAAGCCGCATTAGCAACATCAGGACACTCAAGATATGGTGAACCTAAGATTGTGTTTGGCAAGCCAGACTGACCAGAGAAACCAGTTTGGAAGATGTACTGACCAGCAGTATCTTTCAATTTACGGATAATCCCTAAAGTAGCACGATTAAGCAAGAATGTAGCATTGCTTGCATAGTCTGTTTTTAAAGCATGTACTAAATCCATTAGGTTATCTGTAGAGATAGCCGCACTTGCCGCACCTGTAGCTGTGTGTGCTACTGTGTTGCCTTCAGCAATACCTGTTGGTTTGTTTGTACCATTACCAGAAATAAATGCCGCGCCTTCTGCTTTTGCAAACTGTTCAGCAAATTCTTGGTTCATTTCAGCTTCAAGATTGAAAACACTATCTTCAAGTAACATACCAGAAATATCCACTTTCGCGTATAATTCATGTGTTGGGATAGTATTCAAAGAAGTTGTGTAACCAGTTGTCTCTGCGCGAGTACCAGTTTCAGCAGTCCAATTAGCCGCAAATGATGCAGTTTTGCTTGGAACTTCAATTTCTTTATTCGAAGTTTGACGAACACGAGCAACAGAACGTACAGGAGAAATTTCAGTAATTACTTTAATTAACTCATCTACATACTCAGCTGGTGCTAAGTTACCAGCAGTAGCCGCAGTGCCAACAGTTAAAGCTTTCACTTCTTCTGGTGCCATGTTTTGCTCACCCTTACGCATGAAGCTGTCCCAAGCTTTTAGGGATAAATCAACTTCTTTAGCTTCCATCATATTTGCTGGACGCTTTAGCATAGTTTCGATTTCTTTTAGTTTTTCATCAAAACCTTCAGAGTGCTTTTTTTGCTGTGTTAAAGACTGATTGATGTCTTCAAATTTGTCCATATCAGCTTCGATACGAGCAAGTTTAGCTTCTGTTTCGCCTTCGGCAGAACCTTTAGCTTCAATTTGTGCCAAACGATCATCATTTACTTTTTTAAATTCTTCAAAAGCACCTGACATCGCTTCTACGGCTGTTTTTACTTGATCTTCCATTTGGTAGACCCTTTCCGTTTAAGTTTTAAGGATGTTGGTAAGGCTGTTTAGAGCCTCAAGGACTTTAGGCGTTTCCTCTTTTACAGCATCCCGCTGTTCAAGTGCCTTGGAAACGGCATTTGCCGCCGCCTTTGCTTCATTACGTGATAGGTTTCCTTCATCCCGAAGGAAAGTCTCCCATTCACGAACGGAGCGTTCTGTGCCTTTAACCTGTTGAACCCTTGCGCGTGGGTTCATCGGAAAAGTAACAGCAGAAATTTCCATCAAATCGACTGATTTAAGTCTGCGAGTTTTGCCTTTCTCGTCGTAATCGACATATTTAGGCTCTACACGGTATCCTATAGATAATCCATCAAGTGCGCCCATCTTCATAAGCTCATACACCTCACGGCCTCTCTGAGTGCCCATAGCAAGCCGACCTTTGACCTTTAAGCCACGATCATCTTCAATTATCTCATCGAATACGCCAATTGGCTCGTCTGATTTGTGTTGATATAATAATTTAACGGCTTTTGCGCCTTTGCGTCCGATTGATTTGGCAAACGCACCTTTTTCAATAACATCGCCACCTAAGTCTTTATTACCGAAAATAGAACCATATCCAGAGAATTCTCCTTCCCCTTCTATATCGTCTTGCGCTTTTATTTCAAAAGATACATCAACGCGACCATCCTCGAATTTAGTCTCAAGACCAGAGGGCGTTATCTCTTGGTCGATTTGGTTTGCGTCATCCATACTCTGACCTCTTACTTTCTTTCAAACTTTAATATCACCTGATATTTTCGCTTATTTTTTAAATAGTTTTAAATCACACTAATCAAAACTTAGAAACATATATAACACAAGTATAGAGTATTTTAAATCGTTTGTTAATCCCTTTCATCAATGACACTATCTTCTGGGGTTATATACAACAGAACGCACCTACAATTGATCACGTTAGCCGCGCCGCCTCTTGGGTCAGCTGGCCTCGACATTCGCCTTGGTCCAAATTCGCTAGGGACTTCAAAGTCTTCATCCATAGGCACAATTCTGCCATTCATTTGAGCATGGTTACTTCTAGTTCTATCATCAGTAACTGCGACCCATTGCTTTTGTAGGTCAGGTAAATTTAATGATTTTGCCACACTATGATTAGCATAACTTGCGGCATTGTGAGTTTCGGTGCGCGCAATAGTAGCTGATCTTAATTTAGTATATTGGCCTCTAGTGGATTGATAAATGGCATCAGCAACAAATGCTACGCCCATGCCCTCTGCATCAGCCATAAGCATTATTTGTACTAATTTTTTCCTAGTTGTGTTTGCAATATTCTGCACTGCGACGAGGCCAAATATTCGCATATAATCTCTTATTAGGTCTTCAAATTGACTTTCTTGCTTTTGATGCCGCAACATCCTTAAACCGAAAGCTTCAATAACAGCGCGATAATGCGGCTCTAATATTTCCGTTAGTCTACCTTCTATTAAGTTACCAGACAGCTCAATTGAGCGGCGTTCCATATATTCACGCCTACAAATGTCACCAATTTTTGCGAATTCTGTTATTAATTGAAAAGAAAGCTTACGTTCAAATGATTGTCTTAATCTATTTTGTTCAGCTATTTCACGTCTGGCGCTATACTTAGTTCCGCCGAATTGTTTTACTTGATGCTTTGCCATAGTCTACCTCTCTGTGCAGACTATAGCATCTTGTTATTTATATCACCATCAATTTATCGATGTTTAACCCAGCTAATACCATAAGCGCTGTGAATACTATTGCTATGAACCAATCATCTCTACTCATAATAAAGCCTCATCCAAATATTCATCGAAACTCTGACCTGTTGCATCTAGGTGTTCTTGAATATCTTTCCCAAGGTAATGTAATTCGACTTGCTCAATACATTTACCTTTAAATTTAGCAATGCTTCTTTCAAGGTTTTGTTTAATTTCCAAATTAACCTGTTCAGAAGTAAATCCACATGGATTATCTATAAACATGTATTTCCAAATGGTAAAATTAAGCCTTGTTTCAACTGGCTTTCCTAAATGCCAATCTGTTCTTTTCTGGATTGCATACCTAAAAGCATATTCAAAATGAGTATTTATAGTTCTCATATTCTTGTCCCCTCAAGCTCAAAGATAGATAATAAATCTTTAAGCAATTTCTTACCATATTCAGTGAATAAAATTCCTTGCTTCCAAACGTAATGCTCAACATCTTGTTCATCACTAAATTTTTCCGATTGAGAAATCCAACGTAAAGCTGTTTCTCGATCACCAGCACCAAAATACATAAGCTCTTTGATACGTTTATTAAACTGCACAATTGCAATCGTTTCTTTTTCTTTTGCTTTATTAATATTGATTTCATTGATGCGTGCATATTCATCCCATACCTTTTGTTTTTGTGTGGGAGAAGATGCATTCCACTCTACCATGTAATCATGTGTTGGGCGGTATCCATAAACCTCTTTGTGAAAGTCTGAAATACATTCGTCTGAATAATCATATGTCATATTGTTGTCCTCTCATATTAGATAAAGCCCCAGCTAATAAAAGCTGGAGCATTTGAATTAACAGGCGCCTTCGCCATTATAAGTTCCATCAGATGCGTATTCTGGAACTTTAATCCCACGACCTGAAAGTATTTCCGCATAGTAATCAGATTGATTTCTATTAGCGGTAGCTTTTCCATGCCCAATACAGCCATAAAAAGTAGCCATTGAATTTTTCCAATATTGCAAAAGCAAATCAGAATTCAATTTAGAGTAGTCCTTCATATCAGTCTCCTTTCTCTCTAATATAAATACATCATACCATATCCTTTATATGTTGTAAACAATTATTTTACATATTATTTAAAAATATTAGTATTCTTTTGTAAATTAATTCTTTACATTCGTTTAAGGATGTGGTATAACGTAATTATATTATGAAAGGAGGACAAGAGATTGAAAAAAACTAAACCATTTTCACCAGACTTTATTATGAATGGTCTTTTGAATGCAAAGCCAGCTAAAGCTAAACCAGCTAAAGCAAATACGGCGCCAAAAAAGCCAGCTAAAAAAAAAGACAAAGCGTAGCTGAATTATTTTTTGGAAACTTAAATAAATAACCAACAGCTCTAGCCATAACGGCTAGGGCAACTTAAATTTGAAAGGACAAAAAATGGAAACAATGAAAACAATGGATGTTTGGATAGAACTCCAAAAGCCAGATCAACATTACACTGGCCATGACATTTGCGACAGGGCAAATAAAATGTTAAAACGCCTTGGCGTTAATGATGGGAAATTTCAATACAATGACCCCAAATATAAAAGCTCTAACTATATGGGCTGTCTTTATATATACAATAGCGACTCTGGCATATCTGGACTTGAGGACAATGGCAGATGGTTTAACCTAGAATATTTCGGGCGCGATGTTGCCGCAGATAAAAGTATCGTAGATGTTATCGGCGAAATATCTTAATACAAGGAGTTTAAAACTATGGGTAAAAAAAATAAATTATTAACAGCTGTTGAATGTTGTGTACTTTTAGATTTACCCATAGATAAATTTCTTAAATTAGAAAAAGAACAATCCCTACCTCCTTCAATAAACGTGGGGATTGGTCGTAGATGGGATAAATCTGAAATACTAGATTGGTATTCTAAAATTAATCTTTAGAGCTTAACGGATGATCTTTAGGCAATAGATCAGTATCGTATTTTCCTCTTTTAAATCGTCCTGTTCTTACTGCATGTAAAAATCCATTAACTCTTGCATATGCCCATTGGTCAGCACTACTTACACTTGGCCTAACACTTGATGGGTTTGTATTATATGCACCAACACCTCTAGCAAAAACAGCTTCTAACATACGCTGTGTTACTTTTTTCCCTTTTTTATCACCATGCTTTTCGTTATGGTCTTTAACTTTTTCAGATAATCCCTTTTTTACAGCTTCGCTTATTTTAGCTTTAACATCTACAATATCATCATTTGAAAAAAATTCTTCTATTTCAAAACTTTTGTCGCGCTCTTTATCAAGCTGTTCAACCTTTCGATTTACCCAAGATTGGCCTTCATCACCGCCCCAACCAAGCCAAGCAATCAATCCAGCACTTGGGTAACCTTTTTCACCGCGCCTAAATCCCTGCGCTTTCTTATCTACTTCATGCCTCGCAAAGTATGACTTCATCCTTCTGACTGTTCTTGGAGAAAGCCTTTCTCTAGCTATAAGTTGGTTTGCACGCGCAACACCTACAGCAGTCATTCCACGCTTATATTCTTTTCTTAAATCTAAAGCTCTCTTTCCATTGATTGCCATAGCTTCTGTTGGCTTGGTATCTACATCGCTTTCAGCCTTAGAACGATCACCATCGTCGTTACTAGCCGCATCATACTCTGAATGTGTATTACATGGCATAAATATCGTTTCCCCATCTTCTGTATGACTGTGAGAACCAACACAGCCAATCTCTTTTGCCCTTTCAAGCGCCTCTACTTCGGTAGTGAAAACGTCTTTACGAATTTCCTCTTTTTCTCCATATGCGTCTAAAGCATCTTTTTTTGCATCTCCGCCTGTCGCTGGAGGGATTGTAGGGCTACCTAATGGAAATAAGTTTGCCGCGATGTAGATATCGTCGCCACCATCAATTGCAGTAAGACCTAATCTGTCACGCGCTTCATTTCTTGTTATAATACCAGCGCCTACTGCGGCTACTACATTTTCATAAATGCGCTTTCTGCGTTCTACCATAGCTGGGATGCTGTCATAATCATAATCAATTCTAATATCATCACCATATGAAGGTGCAAGCCATTCATTAAGGTCATTACAAATACGCATTGCTAATGGTATGATTGTTTCCTCATACATAGCCAATCGTGCTTCTTGTATATTGGAATATGTTTGACTGTCTGGGATACCGATAATCTGCGATGGAATACCAAAACATAATGCAATGTCTTTAGCCGCCATATGCTTGTTCTGTAAAAAATCCATGTCTCTAGGCGACATACCCATTTCTTTCCAGTCAAAATCACCTTCGAGTAGCATGGGTTTACCAGTATTATTGCCACTCATTCTACGGTCTAAATCATCTTTTATTTGTTTTCTTTGAGTATCTGACATCATCATTGAATTACCAGATGTGTCTGTAGGCTTAAATATAACAGCGCCCGATGGTCTAGCTCCATTAACAAGCAATGCTATGTTATGTTTTGCTATGAGGTTGTGTTGGTCAACATCTATTGAAGCCGCCATAAGTGGTGACATTCCAAGATAGTCGTCTAATGGGTTCCAAGTTTTAAAATGCTTTACTTCGGATTGCCCTGTAAATGGGTCAGCATCATAAGTTTTAGCAATCTTACCATTGAGCATATAGTTATACCCCTTTGGTATAGCAGTATTGCTTGGGATTACTTGAACTCGATCTGGCCTTAAAAGGTGTAGCTCAGTTGGCACGCCGCCAGAGGTGCTACTAATAGCATAACTATTACCAGATAATAAAATATACGCATAAAGTGATTGAAAATATTCATTTCCTGCCTGTATTGGGTTTGGTTTCTTTAAAAGGGTTAATAATGGGTGCTGTTCTAGTTCTACATCACCTTGAAATACTTTAAATTTAATTGAAGCGGCGGCGTTTGATATTTCATTAACACACTTAAAAACAACTGCATTTTGCTGATAACCTTCCGTAGCATAAGATTTAAAATTATCTGACCTACTATGATACGGCGTTGTTGACTGCATATGCACTCTAGGCGCTTCTTTTTGTTCTAAATTTAAATTGTTTCTTTTTAAAAAATCTAAAAATGCCATTAGCTAATTCTCCACATTGGCTGTCCAGTAGACGCGCTAAGTTCCGTTAAAGCCCATACTAAGGCATCTAATCTATCTGGGCTTATGTTACCACGTCCGTTATAAAAAATCATCTGTTCTTCCAATTCTGGAAAATTGCCAACATGAAATACCTTTTCACTTTCATACAACGCCGCTATAGGTTCAGCTCGTAACATTTTTCCCCTAGTCGCCCTCACTGAGCGATATGAAATATTCCTATCTGTATTTCTTAACAGATTTTCAACCAAATCACCACCATTATTGACTTCTGCTATAATTCTATCCGCTGAGTATTCATGGTATTTAGTTATTGCCCTTCTAATCCATTGATCTGGTGACCCTCTTAGTGAGCAATCTTCTAAAATATAATACTTTTCACTATGGTGTACTTTCCCTGCCACAACAATGCCTGTTTCATCTGATGTAGCCTTGCCAGTAACAGATGGGTCAATTGCTATTACGATACGGTCAAAATCTGGTACTTCATCACTTTCAACACGACATTTTTGTAATAAATCGCCATTCCATAAAGCACCTTCGACTTCTTTCATATAATCACCAAGCCAAACATGATTATATTTTAAAATATTATTTTTCTGTGACCTTCTAGCCATTTCTTTTGTAGCATCAGTAACAAAAGGGTTTTGCTGATAATTTACGTGAACAAGAACAGCATTATCATTATTTTTAAAAATTTGTTCAACTGGGTCTGTATTTAAGTTTGGGTTCCAACTAAACCATAATTCTGAACCTTCTTTACGAATTGTCGGGTCTAATAATTCTAACGACCTAATTGAAATAGATTGTGCTTCCTCAACCCATGCAACATCAAAACCTTCTAATGATTTAACACTTTCTGCTGTATGATCTTGCATTCCTTGAAAAATAACAACACCATCACCACCTAGACACATTATTCTGTTTTTCTGTATTTCAAAATAATGACCCACACCTAATGCTTCTATTTTATCTTTTAATAGCTGTAATGATGAAAATTCCAAAGATTTTTGCACTTCTCGAATGCAAATTATTTTTGTGTTAGGTTCTTCTATAAGCCTTTCAATAACAGCCTCGCCAAAGAAATGTGACTTACCAGAAGCACGTCCTCCTTTAGCTCCTCTATATCTTGGCTTTCCCCTGCTTCCTCTTAAAAGAGGGACACACCATCTAGGAGTTTGTATCGGTAGGGTCGACAATTACACGCTCAATCTTTGTTATGATAGCACCGCCATCTTCACCAGTTACTTCTAAATTGCTTTTATCACGTTGATTTAGGTACTGCTTACCTAACCATATCAATAAACTTGCATTACCATTTTCAGCCGCTTGCCATTGCATACGCCTTAATGACATTCTACCTTCATCGTTATATCTCCTATAGAGGGCTTCAAAATTATCCTCTCCACGTTCTTTTAATCTCCTGTTTAAAGTCGTATCTGACATTCCCAATATACTGCAACATTCCTCTAGCGTACACTGTATCCTGACCATGTTAAGTAATCGCTGAAAATCCTCATTATTCAAAGGCTTAGATGGACCTTTAGGACCAGTTTTTGTAGTATTTTTACTATGCTGTATGTCCTCTGACATATTTTATATTCCTAATTGTTTCTTGTATAGTTTACACGTTTAATTCTGAATTTTAAAGGTTTGTAAAATAAGTTTATACTTTTGTAAATTTATTGTTTACATATCTAGTGAGTTTGTTATTACTTACATATACCAACTGGAGATTAAAAAATGACATATAACTTAAACCCTCGCGAACAATTTGTACTTGATAATGCTGAACACTTCGTAGCTGTACGTGGAAGAGGCCAGACACGCACCCGCCAAATATTTAAAACTATTAAAGATGCCAAATTGTTTGGTGGAGTATTTGGTGATAACAGAACAATGATTTATGCTGTTGCTGGTGATGATACTCCAGCTATTGGTGGTGTTGCTCATATCACTAACGCTTAATACCTTCTGCAATTAAAACATTTTTCCTAAGGAGGCTGGTACTAAATCCATGCCTCCTTTTATTGTAATGTATTTTCATCTCTAAGTTTTTACCTGTAAAATTATTATCTCTGTATTCTTCTCCTATAATCCTAATTGATATTGGATAGGCTTGTAGTATCTCTGTGAGATCGTCCTCAGTTTCATAAGGAATAATTTCATCCACATACTTAATCACAGATAGCTGTATATATCGTTCGACCAAGCTTTGAACTGGTTTATTCTTTTGTTTTCTTTCTCTTGATGGGTCTACATGAAGACCTACCATTAAGTAATCACATACAGATTTTGCTTCCGATAGCATAGACACATGACCAGCATGTAATAAATCAAACGTAGATGCTGTAAAACCTATATTCATTTTAGCTTTACCTTTTTCATACCATAGTTATTTGTTTTGCCCTTAAGGTTTAAATCATCTTTTTTGATCAGCTTTTGATTTTTAAATGGAGAATAATCTACTGCGTGGTGCCATCTGCTAAACTTTTGCACCAATCTTGAATACATTGGGTGTACGTCAACTAGCATTTGTGATTTTGCTAAAGTTCCAGTATCGGAATATTTTTCTCCTTCTTTTACTTTCCCTTCTGCATGGTAAAACTCTGTTGTATTTCCACCTTTTAATACCTGTGTACCCATTTTACCTTGTAAAAATGCATTAAATTGAATAGTACACCAACCTGCTTTGAGTATATCAAGAGAAAGTATCGTGTCCTCATTGTACCTACCTCTCCACCTATAATTCAAATCGTTACGTATTAAGTTACAAGAATATATTCGAGTATTTGTTATAAATGGTGGTAGTTTACTAGAGCCAAACGCAAACATAGAATAATTAGGTCCAGCCATACCAACGTTTTTATACCTTAGAACAAAATCTTCCATTGCTCTCCAAATAGCAGGGCTGTTTGTTTTTATTCTTTCATTTCTTGTCATTCTAGCAAAGTATTGTAAGTTATCATCCATCACCCAATGCCAAGAAAATCCCAAACTTTTTGAATGTTCCCAAGCAAAATTTCTAGCGGGACCGGGACCAGTTGATTTTGAAAGCCCTAAACTATCGCATAGCTCGTATTTTTCTTTAAAGCTTAAATCTAACTCTAAAACATCACAAAGAAGCCCTTGAGATGCTTTACGATAAGCATCTATTTCTTGCGGTTCTACTACTACATAATGCTTAACACCCATCCTAGACAAAGCTTTAGAGGTAACCATAAACTCATGGCGACCTTTACTGGGAATATATAACGGAAATTTTGGGTAGTTATCCTTCATCAGCCCATTCTAAATCTTTTAGGTTTCTATTTTCTTTTTCAGGAAACCAAATAGACTTTGTTTTTTCCGTATGATTTTGACCTACAAGTTTAAAAAACTCATTAAAGCTTTCTTCATCGTCAAAATTAACAACAACTTTTTTATAACAAGGGTCTAATGCTTCATACTCTGGCATGTCAGTCCATTCATCAAGCGCGTCAGTCTTTCCGAATTCTTTATCTAAAAAAAGCTCAGTCATTTCATCAATTCCAAAACCAAGCTTAGAAAGATCAAAACTATCGAGTTCAAGTTGCTTTATTTCAACCTTTAATAATTCCTCGTCCCACGTAGAATTTTCAGTAAGTTTATTATCTGCTATGACATAAGCTCTTGTTTGTGCTTCTGACCATCCTTTAGCAACCATTACTGGCACTTTACCTAACTCTAACTTCTGCGCGGCTAGTAATCGACCATGACCTGCAATTAAAACGTTTTGCTCGTCGACCAATATTGGAACAGTAAATCCCCACTCTTGTATACTTGATGCTATTTGAGCAACCTGTTCTTCACTATGCACTCTGCTGTTTCTTGCATATGGTATTAATTTTGCAGTACTCACCAAATCAATTTTGGTTGCTGGCCATTCTTTCATGACGACACCCTCCTAGATGTAAAAATAGAATATACATATATTTTATAAAAATAAAGAACCGATATGTAAAAAAAAGACGGCGAAACTCTCAAGAGCAGTTGAAAGTTTCGCCTACAGGGAGGAGGGAGAAGTTCCCTACAACTCACATATAACACATTATTGACCAAATTGCTTCATAATTCTAGATGAAATTTGCTTTCGCTTATCTGCATCTGGCTCTTTTCTTGTCATTATTGGTATTTGCTTTTTATGTTGTAATAATACAAACCTTTTTCTATTTTTAATTATTAAATCTAGTACTAAACCTTCGTGTGGCCTTTTAGATGGATATTCAATAAGATACTGCCTACAGGCATTTGTAATTTCTTTTTCAGTATAATCTTGTAACATATCCATCCATCCAAGCAAAATATCACGTTTTACCAATTCATCTTGTGGAACTTGAAAGTATCTACCCATCAATGCCTGTGCTTTGATAGCTATAAATGCCCTGTGCTTAGATAATTGATCATCGTTTAAAACAGTTGTTTGCAATACTGGTAAATTATTCATCTTTGAACCCTCGCAATATCATTAACCATATTCCTAAATTTATAATCTATATTATCATCTTTCCCATCTTCCAAATCATCATTCCATCCATCTCTATTTAACCAAGTAGCAGGGTGTGGTATAAATTTCTTTGGCTTGTGAGAAACACTATCAGCAAATGGTTTTACAGCGTCCAATATCTTATCTACACCAACACGCTGTGATGCTTTCTTAAAAGCTTTTTCAGCATGTGGTTTACCAACTCCTCTAGGATATTCTCTCCAAAATTCTTCAAATCCAAGATTTACTGATCTTAATATTGGTTTATTTATATGTTTATTAGTTATATGGTTATTGGTATCCAGATTTTGGATACACCCTAGTCCAGATTTTGCACCCTCCCCATCTAAATCCTGAACCCCCTTATCTAAATAAAGTAAGTATTCATTTGATGTTTGCTGTCCATCAGGCCTGCACCTATTAATTCTTTTTATAAAACCCTTCTTTTCTAAAGAATTTAAGTGATTAAAAATAGAACTTCTACTCTTGTTGTTGCAATCTTCTGCAACTTTTCTAATGCTTGGAAAGCATCCTAGGTCTGGATTGTGCCTGTCAGCTAAGTTTATCAATACGCGGAACTCTCCGTCTGTTAAATTTGGGGAATGCAATGCCCATACTACTGCTTTAGTACTCATAATGTAGGTGTCCTTTCTCTTGTCCTATAATCTATTTAAACAAATTCTTACAAATATCAACTTTTTTGTTGCGTAATAAAAATAAAAATGTAATGTATGTCTTGTAAAG